AATGGTGGGATAGTAAACTAAAGATTAATGGTGGTTTCTACAAGTTTAAATCAGGTAGTTTAAAAAGTATATGGGACGACTTTGCACTTAATCCTGAATACTGGCAATTGCACTATTACAATACAGGTAAGGTACACTTTAAATATTATGGCGAACAAAACTATGTTAATTGGAAAATATTTGAAAAGAAAAGTAAACTCACTTTAACACCACCAGAATGGTTAGGTAAATATACCGAAGATAATAAAGAAATGATAGGTTTAAATAAACTATATGCAAAAACATTTAATACTGATTATATGTTACTAGATGAACCAGACGAAAGAATAAAGATTGTTCACTACACAGGTCCGAGTCGTGCCATACACACTCTAACTCAAAGTCCTTTGTATAATACATGGATAAATAACTAGTATGAACGAACAACAGAAAAAAGAGTTTGAACAAAAACTAAAAGATAAAAAACTATGGTTTTGTCCACTTCCTTTTACACACGTATTTTCTAGTTTAAGTGGTAGATATGCACCTTGTTATGACGCACTAGCAAGAACCGGCCATAACATGGAAGATACTAAAATAAAAGAATGGTATACTTCCGAGTATCAAAATAAATTAAGAGCAGAAATGCTAAAAGAAGATTATGACCCTAAATATTTTAGACACCATTGTACAGGTTGTTGGAAACAAGAACAAAAATATGGTCGTTCAGACAGACAAAAATATACTGAACAAATACTAGCAGGAACATTTGACAGTAAAGTACCAGAATTATTAAGAGCCGTTCAAAAGTTTGTAGAAGAAGGAGCAATTACGGAATTTGATGAAAGAATATTAGATATTAAAATGAAGATGTTTGGTAATGCTTGTAATCTAGATTGTTATATGTGTACACCAAGAAGTGCTAACACTAGAACTCTCTCACTAAAACAATTAAAAAAAGTATATGATCCTGATCTAGACCCTAAAGACGGTGAAAGAATGAATACAATGAAACATGATGACGATGAATATACAGACGATGTTGCCTCCGTAGCAAAGTATACTAGATCAATCAAACTAATTGGTGGCGAACCTTTAGTTATGAAAAATCACTACAAACTATTAGACAAATTAGTAGCAACAGGTCATTCAAAAGGTATAGACTTAATCTATAAAACAAACTTATCAGTATTTGATATGGACGGTTACAACTTTAGAGATTACTTTCCTCACTTCAAAGAGTTTGTTATGAAAGTATCAATAGATAGTTATGGTAAATATAATGACTATTTAAGAAAGAAATCAGATTGGCCTTCACTTTTGGATAATATGAAAACAATGAGAGCTAGAAGAAACGCAAGAGTTAATGTTCACTCTGTAATATCTTTTTTAAGTGTACTAGAAAATTATAAACTAATTGCATTATTAAAAGATATGGGTATACAACACACGTTTTATATCATTGAACACCCAAGAATATTACAAGTAAAGAATTTACCTAAAGAAATTAAAGAGAAGTTAAAACCATTTTATAAAGACTATCCTAATATTATAAAAGCATTAGACAAAGAACAAGATGTTGAAGAATTTATTAAGACAATTGATTACTGTCACGATTTAGATCAAAATGGTTTTAGTAAAAAAGAAGGACATGATTTATTTACAACACACCCCGAACTAGAGGAATACTATTTAAAAGCAAAAAGAGAGACTAATTATTAAGGAGTTATTATGGAACTAACATACGGCAATCAAACAATAGACCTATTTGGAAAAGAACACTTTCCAAACGGACCACCAGAAAAAGTAGTAGTATCATTATCAGGTGGCTGTGATTCATCATCACTTACATACTTAATAGGAACAAACTTTCCTAATATAGATATGTACCCTTTTCATACCAAAGATGAAGACTGTCCTATAGACACTGAACGTGCTATAGAAGTACATCAATGGTTACAAAACAAATTTCCTAAACTACATGATCTACGGATATTTACAGTATCTACGTCTGATCCAGTTTGGCAAGCAAAAGCAAAAGAAGCAATGGCCTCACCAAAAGGTAGTCTTATAGTAAATGGTAAAAAAGTTTCTATGTGGGGAACATTAAATGGTTGTTCAAAGGCTTTACAAAATAGAGATAAGAGATCAAAAATGTCTTTACAGTATGACGCACCTGTTGTTATGGCTATGACTTCTAATCCTCCTGTAGATGTACAGAAAGAAAGAGGATTTTATGAAGTAGCAGAAAGAAAAAGAGATCCCGGTGAAAGTAAACTAAAAGTTATGGACACAATAGATAAAGGTGGTCTTACATATCAACCTTATTTAAGAAACGATAAGAAATTTGTAGCAGGTGTTTTTAAAGAACACAATCTAATGGATAGTTTATATCCTTTAACTAAATCATGTGCTTGGTCGCAAACTCTTGAAAATTGTAATAAATGTTTCTGGTGTAACGAGAAGACGTGGGCATTTGAAGATTAATAATGTATATAAAAAAACAACTTGAAGAAAAAACTTTATTAGTATTAATACACTTTGATGGTAATGCTGATTTACTTAATGACAAAGAACTTAACGATCTTCGTTTTAGTACGTTAAAAAAAATATTATTTGAACATGCTTCGCAAGAACATGGACTATTAATAGTATCAGAGATAATAGATGATGTTACAGATCCTATGTACAATGATAGGAATATGTTACGACAACTCAAAGCTCAGGTTAACGAGATTAACTTTACACAATGGTTAGAAGTACCAAATCCTGATAAGATAGATATTCAAAATAATAAATTAAAAATTGAGGTTAATCTAAAATGGATAAAAGACAAGTTTGAACAAAAAGGTTATAAAGTAAAAAACGTTATTGTATGTGGAATGAATACTGCTGGATGTGTATTAGGAACATTGGACTATTCTGCTTTGCGTTGGGCTGAACAAGGTCACTATACACAAATATTATTACCTGCTTGTGGTGATTACGAAACTTCAGGTGTAGGACCTGAAAGATACATGAACTCATTTACTAATTTATATAGAAAAATTAAAGAATCTGGACAATGGTCAATGATTGATCTTGTAACCGATGTAGATGATTTATTATATATCAGTGATGGAAAACCAATGGTAATTTCTGATAGAGTACCAAAAAAAAGTCACTTAATATAATGAGAAGAATAATAGCTTGTAGATTTGGTAATAAGTTTACTCAATGGCATGTTGACAACTTAAAATATATGATAGATTTCCACTCTGGAATATCTTATGATAGTTTTGAAGTTATTGAAAATGATATTTATGGTAATTGGTATAACAAGTTTCAAATGTATGATAAATTTAGAGACGGAGAAAATCTATTCTTTGATTTAGATGTTATTATATGGAAAGAGTTACCAGATTTATTCAGAAAAGATTTTACTTTATTAAATGACCTATGGTGGAGAGAAGAAGCTCATACACCACTTAACTCAACTATCGTTTCATGGACAGGAGATGTTTCTCATATATGGGATAAATTTAAATCAAATGAAAAAATGTATCTTGAAAAGTACAATAAAGGTAGTGATGAATTTTACTATAGAGAAATAGATTACAAAAACTATGATAAAGTTTGTCCTTCTATTAAAAACTATATGTATGAAGTACCACCAAAAGAATTTAGTATTTGCACTCTAGGTCAAATGCAACATATATTAGAACCAGGTTGGAATGGTTGGTGGTCAGATTTTATAATTCCGCACTATAAAGATCAATCGCCGATTTCAACAGTTCAAGTTTAGTCTTACACTTTCTCATTGCCTTCTTAGCTTTAACATTTTTAGAATCTTTAATCTCATCAATTTCAAATAAAGCAATCTTTAAAGCAAACATTTCATCTTCATTTTCTTCTTTACTAAAGATATAATCAAGTACTCTAGTTGGTGATGTTTCGTCTGTTTGTACAAGACCTGCTTCAGTTGCAATTTCTAAACTTGCTTTTTCAAAATCTTTTCTTGCTGTTTCATTTCTATTATATGTATTTTCATGCAATTCGTCTATGGTTACGAACTTACTTAACAACTGAAATAGATGATGTTTTTCATCATACTCAATATGAAAAGGTGTTAAACTGCCTGCTGTTTCATTTGTTAATACTTCAATCCATGTTCTTTCATTGTTAGTAAAGTGTGCTGAAACTAGATGGTTTTTTAATAATTCTTCATTGAACATTTTTTCTATCCTTTATATAATCGTATAGGTCAATTGTAGTTGACCAATTTAGTTTGGTTAATATTGTGTTATCTGCTTTGTTATCTAATCTTTCAAACTCACCACCTATAGCTCTTTCACAATCAATTTTAAATGTTGCTATCAAGTCTAATAGATTGTAAGACTCTCCTCTACCAACATCAGTTACACCTTGATAATCACTTTTTATTAATGTATCAATCGCACTTAATATATCATTTACATGAATAAAGTCTCTTGTATGATTGGTATGAATAAATGGTACGTCATTTCTTAAAATTCTTGGTATCAACATATGTTCTCTAGCGCCTGGTCCGTATACAGTTGTAAATCTCATACCGACACTGTTTTTAGGTGCTAATTGTTCTAAAGACAGTTTACTCATGGCATAAGGATTACGCCAAGGTTCTATTGCTGTTGATGAACTTGCATATAGTATTCTTGTGTCTGGAAAATATTCAAATAGTCTCTGACCTGCAATTACATTTTCTTTCCAGTATTCTGTAGGTCTATCTAAACTATCTCTAACACCTGATAGACCAGCCAAGTGTATGACTAAATCTACATCATATTTAAGATCACAATTTAATAAATCGTTACCTGTTAGTTTGTCTATTGGGATTACTTTGTGATTGTTTTTTTCTAGATGTTTATGAAGGTGTTTACCTATAAATCCTTCACTGCCTGTTAATAATATATTCATAATCTTATTTATATCACCGTTAAGTGACTAGTTTTAAACGCCGGCGCCGTGCAATGTTTTTAAAGTACTACCTGAACTATTTTTAATTAACAATGTAGATAGTGTTTTCATTTCAGTTGAACTAATAGAATCATCACGCATTTGTTCTTCACCTATAGAACTAATGGCCATCATGTTGTTAGTAACTTTGTCTATAGAACCTGTAGTTATTATTTCTCCTGCTGAACTTGGAAAGGTTATACTCTGTCCGTTTAAAGTACCACTAACTGTCAAATTAGTCACTGTTACGTTAGTTGGAAAGGCAAGTGTTACTGTATCAGGACTTGAAACTGTAGCATTTATCTGATTACTTGTACCTAGAAAAGATATAGTATTACCTGGAGCAATTAACTGAACTGTTGAGCTTGCGTCTCTAATATAGTGACCTTGACCTGTACCTATTTGTGAAGATAATTCTACTACTGCACCTACAACAGACGTTGCCGATATACCAGCACTTGCTAATAAAGTTGCGTCACCGAAGTCATTTAGAGCTAAGTCGTTAAACTGTGTTCTAAATGTCTCTAACGTGTCCGTTCCTGATATATTCTTTATTGCCATAACTATTTACCTTTTTTTACATCTTTCTTAATATCGTATAATTCTTTCTTTAAATTATTTATCTCTGTTACAAGACCTCTTACCATATCATTGCCACTTTCTCTAGATTTAACTCTTTTCATATATGAGTTATATTCTGATCTATTAGTGTTAATAATAGCCTTGGTATCTATGTCTCTTACTAAATCATCAAATCCTTGTACTTTTAATGTATTAGTTGCCATAATATTATATCGCTAATGCAATACCTCTTAAATCTCTTACTATTGGTGGATATGCTGAGTTTGTTCCTTCCATAACTATTTTTATTTGAAAAGTAGTAAACTCATTTAATCCTGAAGCACTATATTTGTACTCTTTAAATGTATTATCATCTTCAGCAGGTGTAACTGTTGTGTCTTCTAGTCCTGTACTGTTAAATGGTGTCCAGCCTATATCACCTATTAGTCTAGCTTCTTCGGAAGAAGATAGTCTGAAATAAACTTTTACACTAGAACTTGATCTTACATTTTGCGTTAATCTTACATCTAAAGCAGTTGAGATATTATCTAGTACGACAGATTTAGTTACGTAGGCAGCTGCTGATGATGTATCAGTTGCAGCTATGTCTGAAACATAATTAGGTGTATTACCTGTTGTTGCTTTGTTAATTCTGTTTTGAATTGTGTAAGCACTAACTCTTTGCATGTCTAATACTGGAGATAATTTAGTGTTAGTAGTATTGAAAGTAAGATTTACAAATAAAGACTTACTTCCTGCTAATTCGTTTGTTTCATTTATTGCACTTGCAACTAGTTGAGGTGAAGTGAAGTAAATATTGTCATTTGCAATAGTTGATACTTGACTAGTCTCACCTGTTAAACTAAATTCTGTTTCTGAACCATGTACTGATCTACCTGAAGTAGGTCTCATGTTATATGCAATGCTTGTACCGGCAACATTTAATGTTTGTAAGTTTAGATTTAAAACATCATACAATCTGTTTTGTGTTGCTGTTACAACAGTACCACCTACATCTCCTGTAGCATTTGCTGTACCACTTGTTGTAATATCATAACTATCTAAAGTTACGTTTGAAATACTTGTGTATGTTCCATTAATATCGGAATGAGCAAGGCCATTGTAAGTACCTGATGGAATACCTGTAATTATAACATTGTTTGTTGTACCATGCATACCGTGATTAGGATGTGAAACTGTAACCACACCACTAGAGTTTGTTGTTCTAATAGGATTAGTTTTTAATGTTCTAATAGGTAAAGCGTCATTAGTTAAAGTAACTGTACCTGTAACATTTTCAAATTCTGCTCTTTTGATTTTAAATTTAATATCTTCATTTTGTTCTGCTGTCCATGTAGAACCGTTTTGAGATTTAAACATAACACCAGCATAAGGTTGTTGAGAAATTGTTCTATCTGAACCTATTACTTTTTCACCTAATCTTCCAACATAACAGTTGTAATTATTAGTATTAGCCATTACAACGAAACAGTATTCTGTTTTTTCTTGTAAATAAACTGGTGAGTTAAAAGTAAATGTTGTAGCTGTTGTTGCGTCTGTACTTATGTTTACAGATGACGGATTTAAAGTTAATTCACTAAACGGAACTATTCTTTTTCCTGGGTAACCATTTACTACTTCTCTAATTTGTACTGTTACTGGAATATTGTCGTCTTTTGAACTAAAGAATAAGTCCATTGAAGTTAAGAATACACCACCAACATCATCTATCATAAATGTTTGTGCTAATGGGTCAGTCCAACCAATTGTCATTTCTGTAACACGTGTAGCAGTCGCTATTCTACTAACTGATTCAACAGTGCTTTCTCTAACAACTAATGGTTCTCTTGTAGAAATAATTTGATCTTGTACTGTTTCTAAAATACCTTTTGCGATATAGTCTGCTTCGCCTGAAGTTTCAACTGCCGTACTTAATACGTTTGTTGCTGAACTTGTTAATCTGAATACTCTTTGGCCTGCTCTCCATCTTGGATTAGAATTAACTTTTGGATCAGGAATTGCAAAAGTACCTGAACAAGCACCATTAATATCTGTAACTATATTACCACCTAATGAACCACCATTTGGTGTAACATAACTTGCTATATCAATGTTATCAAAGAAAGGGTAAACTCTCGTTAAAGGTTTTAATCTTGTAGCACTAAATGATAATGTTCTACTTCTTAAAAAAGGAACAAAACCAACACTAACAACTCTGTCGCCAATTGAATTTCTTACTACCTGTGGTACTATTGTTGATCTAACACCTGTTCTTGTTGATGTTTGATTACCAGTTTCAGTAATTTCGTGACGTGCATTAATTCTTCTACCTCGTCTAACGTTTCCTAATCTTCTACGGCCAGTTACAGTTGGTGTTCCTGTCCAGAAATCTTGCCATTCATTCCATACTGTACCAATTTCTACACTTTGTAAATTTGGATTACCTAAATTTTGTACTAGAGTATCAAAACCACCTATTGCATTAACAACTAATTCTGGCACTCTTTCTGTTTCTTTCCATTCGTCTGACGGTGGTGTTAACGCAATACTACCTGACCATGTGAATATGTCAAAAGGGTTTACGTTAACAAATTTACTTGCAAAAGGTTGATCAATTAAAGTTGCCTCTGTGTAAGGTAAAGTAATTAAATCTCCTGTTTTTGCATACTTAGCTTCAGTTCTATCTAAAGCAGTAATAGTAGTACCGTCATTGTCGCTTTCAATCAATTGTACGGCATCCTCATTAAACATTGGTCTTAACTCGCCTCTTGCCATGTCCATAGAAACCTTGTAGTCTAAATTCTTTACATCACCTATACTATGACCTGTGAAATTATCTACTATAAATCCATTCTTAAATCTATCAAATCCTTCTGCGTCTTGTACTTGCAAATTTTGTGCTTGTGATTCTAACAAAGATAGTTGAGTATAATATTCTACATTTTCAATTCTGTTCTCTAATCTACCAATGTCTCTCATTGTGTATCTTTTATTGTCAACTCTAGTAATCGTTATATCGTCTGTAGATAAAGTATATGCTGGCACATCTAAAGTGTAAAGGTGCATTGCACTATCAATATCTTTTGGTGCTTGAGGAACTAAAGCACTAGCACCCTCTGCTACCTTAAACTTACCGTTTTTGTCTAAAAAGATTTTATCTATTCTTGGTAAGTAATATTCTAAATCTGAAGTTATATCAGTACCGAACTTAGCAACATCTACAACTGAAGCGCCAGCACCATTATAATACTTATCTTGTTCACCTTTATTGATCGTAGAGTTATCATCAACTCTTGGTCTAAAGTCTAAACAATCTCTTAACTCAAATATGTCTCCTGTTGTATCGGAAGTATGAGAAGGAATATCTGCATAGTCAACAGCACCTGAATAACTATCTACAGTAAATACATCTCCTGAACCGTGAGAGAAGTAATCTACATTAATTTGAATTGAACCTGTTGGTGCTACTGCACCTGTTTTTAAAAATACTCTACCTATATCATAGAAGTTATCTCTTTGTCCATTATCTAAAGTAAATCTATCTGTAATATCAATTTCTCCTGAAGATGAGTAAGTACCAAAACCAGTTGCCATTTTAACAGAGTTTAATTTGTAAACATCGGCTACACTTAATCTCATACCACCTTGTTTATTAATATCTGCTAAACTAATTTGATTTCTTGTATAACCTGTAACTAAAGATTTTGTTTTTTCTTCTACAACTGATCTATTGATTGTTGCTAAGATTTTAATTTTATGTCCTGCAAAATTAGAACCAAAATCTAACGTTAAAGATTTACCTGATGGAGAACCACCTAATGTAAATATTGAATCACCCTCATGGTTTGATCCTGTTAAACTCATAAAGTCTCCTACTGCACCTGTTCCACCTGAACCGGTTGTCATAATTGAGACCGAAAAATCGTTTTCTGTTAGACTTGTAAATGTTTCATTTGTACCTGCTGAAATGGTTGCGTCACCATTTGATCCTAATGTTGTTGCAAAGTGTCTTCTAACTTTAAAGTTTGTATCACTAGCACCTGAATTAGCCGTTGTTTTTAATGTCTTAACATTTTCATAAGGTAACTTAAATACGTTTATGTTTTTATTTGAATCTGTAAGTTTACCTCTATTTCTGTTTGAATTGGATTTAGTTGATACATCTGAACCACCAACAGTAGTTGAGAATACTAAACTAGTATCCGAAATAATTGCTTCAACTATTTTATTAACTGTAGTACCTGCGTTTGTAGTAAATGATAATTTGTCATTAACTCTTAATTCTGTATTAAATTTAGTACCAAAACCAGTAACAGTATTACTACTGTTTGCAATTGATATTGTACCTGTAATTTGTAAACTTTCTCCGTATGTACTATCTAATTTAGTGTCTGCTGTGTATGTTGGAGATCCGTCCATACCAAGTTGTTTAGTAGATGAAAAATCAAACGAAGTAACACCTTTGAAACCTCTAGCGTTTGCTTGAATAGTGGCAGTGTTAGATGAAATAGCACCTGTTATAGTTTCGCCAGGTGTAAATGTTCCTGATACACTAGATAAAACAACAACCGATTGATCTGCTATACCACCACTTGTATATGAACTGAAAGAAGAACCGTTTACATCTAATTCAAAATTTGAAGCAGTTGGATTTTTTACTGTATATGTATTACCATTTAATTGTGTCATACCAACAACGGCAGAAATTGTAACTTGTTGTCCTTCTTTTAAAGTATTAGACGATGTTATTACAACAGGATTAGCTGCTGTTGCGCCTGTTATTGTGTGACTATTGTTTGTTGAAATATTTTCGTATGTACCTGTAGCAGCTGAAGTACTACCTGTAATTTTTTCACCGTTAGTAAACGATTGATTTTTTGCAACGTTGATATGTGTAAACATAACAAGGTCAAATAAGTAGTGTTTGAAAACCGAAGCGTTTGCACTAGAACTAGCAAAGAAACCTGAAGTTGATGAACCTGAAGCATATTCAAATCCTCTAGACTTAGCTCGGCCTATTGAATTTATACTAGAACCTGAACCAGTATTTTCTGTTCCTCTTGCTGATGTTTCTTTATTGTATAAACCAACTTTTTTGAAAGCTGCAACATCACCTGAAACAAATCCAACATCTGGAGAACCATATACATTATTAACATATACAAAGTTACCTATATCAAATCTAGTATTAGAATTATTTTGTGTATCAAATGATCTTGCTTTGTTTACGTCAACAAAACTAGTACCGATAGTTTCTATTTCAAAACCTCTAACATATGCTTTACCTGGTGCTAGACCAGCTGCAATTTTAGTTTCTAATCCACCATTTCCTGATGAATATATTCCTCTGTTAGTACCTGATATTAAATGTTCTCTTAAATCTAAATCAAAGTCTCTTACTGCATAGTCACCTGATTCATCAAACGTTCTTCTTGCTAATGTATCTTCTAATATAGCATATTCAGTTGTTCTAACTTGGTTTTGTATAAAACCTTTTTTTAATCTTAATAACTCTACGAAACTTGCGTCATCTGTAGCAGTTAAAGATTTTTTAGCTAATGTTAAATCTATTTTAAATCTGTGAGCGCCTGGAGCATTTGTATTTGAAACGCCTTGTGCATTATCATTTAAAGTTGCGTCATCGTTTTGTGTTACAAAACTTTCTGTTACTGTTAAACCTACTCTGTAAGAAGGAGTGTTTGTATACTTGTCTAGTATTAAAACTTGATCGTTTACTTTAATATAAAAACCATTTATGTAATAAACACCTTCTTTAATTGAAGCTGCACTACCAACTGCTGTAGAATCAACTACTGCTGAAACAGTTGTGCCTGTTCCGTCAATTGTAGTTACGGCTGAAATTGTTTCGTTGTCATCAAAGGCAGTTTTAGTATTGTCTGTACCTGAATTTATATATTTTACAAATAATGTGTTAGGGTCAGTTCCATCTGTTGCTACTTGATGTACAACTCTTGCCTGAACACCTGAAGAAGCGCCTGTTAATGTTAAACCTACAAAGTTTGATAGTGTAATACCAACTGAAGCTGAATCTGTAAATGAAGTTAATTTAACTGCGTAATAGTTTAAGTCGTAGCCAATATCACCAGGTATAACCATAGCGCCTTGTTCAAAGACATGGTCTGATAGTCTCTCAATCTGATTCTGTAGAATAGACTGTGACTGTGTTAACTCTCTACCTTGTACAGCAAATGCTGGTCTAAAAAGAACTCTATGAAACTTTTTTGTCTCATTAAAGTCATCGTAGTAAGGTGAAAGATTGAAGTCTGTTGGACTTGGCATAATATCTCCCTTTAAAACTCAATAACTAGTTTAATATTTTCTGTTTGGTCTGTTGCTCTTTGAATAGGTGCTCTGTTTTCTATGTACAATACATCGCCAGAGTCATGATCTATTTCAGAAGCAGAATACCCACTTGAAAATACAACATTGTTAACTGTTGCCGAAACTCCTGTGTCTGGTGTTCCTGTTGCTGAAGACGTTTGACCTGTGATTACGTGAGTACTAGAAATAGCTGTTAAGTTACCATTACTGTCAACGCCAGCGTCATTGTGTCTTGATTGAATGTAGTATAAAATTCTGTTTGTTGCGTCCCATTCTACAACTTTACCAACAGCGCCTGTAGTTGATTGATTTATTTCTTCATCAACTATAAAAGTACCTGGAGTTGGACTAGCTGCTAGTCTTACTGCTTTAGTACCTCTTAAAGTTGTAGTAGTTGCAGCTGAACCTGAAGCTTTTGGATCTCTGATTAAACAAATTTTTCTAAAGTCATTACCAGCGTGGAAATCTCCAGAGTTTGCTGCTTCTGATCCTTCTAAATTTACGTTTAACATTACAAAGAAACCACCTAATTCTTCTACTGAATTAAAACCATGACCGCCTTTTGGAGAAATAATCACGTCTAATTCTGCACCAACTAAACTTGTTGACCCAGCAGTTACTATTTCTGCATTTGAAACTGTACCAAAAGTATAACCTGATCCTACGTTAGTCATAACTACCGAAGTAATAGTACCACCTGATACTATAACATTAGCAGCTGCACTTGATCCGTCACCTTTGATTGTTACTGAATGAGAGCCATCTGCACCACCTGAACCGGCAGATTTAATTTTTATACAATCAATTGATCCGTCTATAGCAGCTGAACTAACAGTTGAGTTAGTTGAAAGTCCCATAAAGTCTGTTGATAAGAAATTTGATTGTTGAGCCGCTGACATAGTAGTCATATATTTCCATTTGTAACCATCAGCAGTTGTTATAACACTAGAACTTGTACCAGTTGGTTCTGTTGTAGAAGCAGTGTTACCATCGTTGTCAATACACTTGTAAACATTTCTGTCTGTAGTTAAAACATAAAAATTAGCGTCATGTAAAGTTGTTGCACCACCATTAGCAGTATTTCTTAAAGATGTACTACCTGTAATATATTCTCCATAGTCGTGTCTGTAAATATCGTATGTTGTTCCAGTTGCCCAATTTCTTCTTGGTACTGCAAAACTAATATCTGAACTTGTAATTTTTTTAGCAGCTAATAGATCATCAAAAGTATTGAACTCTGCAACAACAGTATCACCTGGTATAATTGGTGCTGAGTCTGTTCCTTCGTAATCTGTACGGCCATCACCTCTTGTAGATGTACCGAAAGCTTGTGGTCTTGCTAGACCTAGATAATAAACATTTGGAGAAGCTTCCGTAAAAGATTCGTGAAACTGTTCACTGTTGTTTATTCTGAATTTTGTTGTTATAATCGCTGGCATAATTGTTACTCCTATTTATAATACTTTCCTATGAAGTTGTTCCAATAATTGTTTTTAATGTAGTACCACTAGAATTTTTTACTAATAGACTTGACGTATTAGATAATGATCCCATAGTAATAGAACCACCAGTTATTGCAACTGCATTAGCATTTTGACCAGCCATAGTACCTATAACTCCTAAAGCTATATTTACAAATTGACTACCGTTCCACTGTAAAATGTCACCACTTGTAATACTTGATAAAGTGACATCTGACATTTCAGTTATTTCGTCATTTGCTGTAATATTTGAATCAACGTATTGTTTTGTTGCAATACCTAAATTTTTTGTTGGGTTACCAAATACTGTAACCTCACCTGTGCTATCTCCTTCTAACCAAGTTGTCAAAGTAGAACCATCTGATCCTGCAATTATCATTGAT